GCCCCATTGCCTAATATGCGTAAATACTAACGAATACGGGCTACTTTAGCCCTACGTAGTACGTGTTCGTATTGTTCTTTAGCTTGGTCATCTAGGCTACGAAGTGGAAGGTTTTGATAATACTTCCACTTATCCCTATATTCCTGAAGTTCTGATGGTGGAATCCATCCTTGCAAACGCCAGCGAATTGTAATGTCGGTGCCGGCGGCAGTCCAAATATGTTCATTCATCATGAAATCCTTCATAGTCAGCGGTTAGTTTTTCTGCAAATGTAGTTAGATTGGTTTCTACAAAATAAATACCTGAAACCATGCCAGCTTCAAAAGCTTCTCTAAATAATGCTTTTATGTCATCGTCCCCTTTTTCTTCCACAAAGTTTGAGGAATACCAGGTTTCAAATACTTCATTAGCCGCTTTCATAGATGGTACACCCCTATTCTTAGACCGTAAACGTAAACAACTACAACCGCAATTGCGCCACCCAAAAGACCACCAAGTAAACATTCCTTTAGTGATTTAAGGGTACTTTTTCTTTTCTGAAACGCAACAACTTTGTTGTATTCCTCTTTGTCGCCCCAGCCCTTATCAATTATGCGCTGGCGCTGTTCAAACTTGGCTTGCGCCTGGTAATACCGTTCTGCATCTTTTTCTGATTGCAACATTTCCTACTCCTTATTTAGAAGTTACTTTGAGTGTGATTACTGCGGTGGTTTTTGTGTGTTTAGCAATAAGTTCTGCTGGCACGTTTGCTTCTGCAAATACGGCTTTATTGTCAACAGTCGCACGTTGGGAAAGAGTAACGCAAGCTTTGAACAGATTGCCTTCTACATGGCCTTCTTGTTGCTTGAGTTCGTTTTTGATAATTTCTGCCTGTTTTTCAAGGTCAGCGATTTGGGCCAACAACATACCTAATTGGTCAACTTTGCTTAACTGAATGTCCATTGCTTTCATGATTTTTTCCTTTGTTTAATCACGGCACCGTTGCCGTATTAGTAATTTACTAAAGAAAACTTCACTACGCAACAACTATTTTATTAGGACATACCCTTAGTTGTTAAAAAACAACGGAAGGCGTGAATTTGGCAACTACAAGCTGGTGGGAAGAAATGGGGAAAATTCCCACCTTGTTGCATCCTTCAACGCCCCATTGACCGCCTTATTTATGATTGTTCTTTAACTGCCAAAATTCTAACAGTTTGGTGAACATCAGCCAGTAACGGTCTAAATCTGCTAAATCGTGTTCTATAAGCTTTACTTGGCCTATGTGGGTACTTGATACAAAAAGATTGGCGCAACGTGCCTTGGGCATATTAAAACCCATGCGGTACGCCGCTAATTGCATACCGTGTTCTGGGTAAATATCTACTTTAGACAAATCACCTTCTTTGGTTTTTATATCAACCACTATGCCTGTAAAAACATGGTTAGATTTGACATACAAATCGCACTTGCCACCAAATCCTAATTCATGGGCAAATGAATGTTCTGGCAACCAAAGTTGTGGCCCAAAATAAGCGTTTAAAGCTTCTTCCACGGGTCGGCACATTGGAATAGCTTCTGGTATCAAATGACCTTCAAAAAACGCTTGAATGGTCGCATGAATGGCCGTACCACGTTCTGCCGCTAATCTTCCAGTTTGTTTGGAATCTAGCATGACCCTTTCAAGCCATGATTCTTCCGTTTCCCCATCTTCTTTAGGAAGCGTTAAAGCACTTAATAAAACCTGTTGTTGCTTCCATTGGTCCAAGCCTGGCCGTGCCGCAACTCCCAATATTGTTGTGACAGATGGACATAAATTGAGGGTGCGGGCATCACGTAGGGTCGTTCCTCTTTCTTTGCCATTTTTTCCAATGGTTGTATAGGCTGGATTGCCAGACCGGTCATACCAATGTCCACTTTCACTTTGCCGTTCTTTAACTAGCATTTTTTGGTTTTCTTCCACGTTTAGGTTTAAATTCATCAGTAGTAATGTCGTAAACAGTTGTTTCTTCAAATTCGACATTGACCGGCACATTAACAAATTTGTTACTAAATTCGCCGCACCAATCTTGCTGTGATTTATTTTCTATATGTGGAAAACGTTTGCAAACTCCGTATTGGTCGCTAATTTGCCCAGCGTACCATTTGCAATCAAAACATTTCATAGTTACCCTAATTGTTGAAGTATTAAATTTCTGTTGTCAGAATCCAACACTTTGTCCGCACATTCCCGAACAATAGCATTGGTAAATGCCGACAAATCTTCCATGTTGAAACCAATTATTTCCTGTTCGTCATCGTACCCAACTTCCTGATGAGTTTTCAAGGTATAGGTTTCAGTCAAAATACATTTAATAGCTGGTTTCATACATTTTTCCTTTCTAGAATGGAATATCGTCATCCAATTCTGATTCGCTGGGAACTGATACCGAATGTGGTTCAAAAGTATTTCGGTATTCAGCAGACTTTTTAATCAGGTTTTGCAACCCTTCCGACAACTTGTCAAACTTAGCTTGGTCAAACGGGTCCAGGCTAAATATCAACAATTCATTAACACCAGTTGGTTCGCCCAGTTTTTTCATAGCGGCCGGTACTTGACTGATGCTTGCAATGTTGGCGTACTTTTTATCGTTGTAATCCGAATGGGTAATCGCCACCATGCAAAACTTTCCAAGCAATACTTCAAGATTGAATCCATCAAGTTCTGCTTGGGTAAATTCTTTGCCCCGCCAAGCTTCTAAATCCTTGCGTAGCGTTGCTTTTTCATCTAAAGAAAGGGTGTATCGCTTAGACACAACCAATGGCTTACCATCGTCCATGGCTAATGGATTGCCGTCATTATCTTCACCGTGCAATTCAAACATACAGATGATTTTGCGTTGCATCTTTTTTTTACCCATCCATTCAGTTGTTTGGGTGCCAATATCAATAATGCGATACAGACGTGCCAAAAAGCTTCCTGGGGGTGGAAGTTTAAAATCGGTGTTACCACTACTGTTTTGTTTAGCTACTATCATTTTTTTATCCTTGTCCAAAAATTGTTCCAAATTCATTAAATAATTCCGTCAATACTTGATTCTTTACTAATTTAGGCTTACCGCAAGCCGCACGAATTACTGCAATATCGTCCGGTGATGCGTAATCATGTTCAATGTTTTCCAAAGCTTCTTCTAAGCGTTCTTCAAACTCTTGCATTACTTGGGCCATTTCATCCATGTCAACTCCTTTATTTATCACGGCACTATTGCCGTACTTAGGAATTTAAAGTAAACTTTACCGAAAGTAAAGCAATATTTACCACGTGAGGAAAATAAATGACAGATGCACAAATCATTGACCTATTGGGCAAGCCAGCAAAAGTAGCTAAGTTGTGTGGCGTTTCCGTCCAGGCGGTATGTCAATGGCGTAACAACAACAGTATTCCGTTTGGTCACTTGACCACAATGGCCGCCACAATTGAAAAAGAATCCCATGGTTTAGTCACTAGAAAAACGTTGTTTCCAAACAACTGGTGGTTAATTTGGCCTGAACTAAAAAATATTTGATGTAAACTTGCTGTCCGTTCTTAGCTGGGGATTCACCACCACCAGCGGCTAAGACGAAAGTGCTACTGGGGGAATAAAGGATGTAACAGCACACAAGTCGGTGGCGAAGCTAGTGCCGATTCCTTGAACGACTGGCGGGTTCTGTGGCTCCGAACAGGTAAAACAGTTGAAGGCGAACCAGGTGGGCTAGGTTCGTCCACCAAACGGTAATGTAGTTTTAATACAACATAATAAAATATCTATACTTCTAAATAAATCTTTAGTATGATTCAAGTACGGTTATGTGACCGTGAATGAAAAGGACTAAAAATGTTTGAACAGTTTTGGAAGTTGTACCCACGCAAGGTAGCTAAAAAAGCCGCACAAACCGCATTTCAACGGCTTTCTAAAGATGACCAAGAAAAATGTGTTGAATCAATTGAACAACACGTTGCATACTGGAAGTTAAAAGATACCGCAACAGAATTTATTCCCCACGCAAGTAGTTGGATTAATGGTTTACGGTTCCTTGACGAATTGGACATGACACCAAAAGAAATGAAGCGCCCAGCATTGCCTTGGTATAGTAATGATGAATTAACTTTGGCTAAAGGCCGTGAACTAGGATTAAATGCGTATGCCGGCGAATCAATGGCCCAGTATAGACAGCGAATCAGCCAAGCTATTGGAAAGGTTCAGGTATGAGTGCGAAATACGCCAGTTACTTCAATATCGGCATCAACTCGGCCTTGTCGGGTTCAGGGCTTATTTTGCTAACCCTAAGTTTAATAAACGGCGCCACACACTTACTGCCGACCTATGGGATCAATGGTCTAAAGGAAGCCGTGGCCAGAAAGGTATGTGGTTATGAACGCAAATGAAATAGCTGATAAATTAGAGCAAGGTCATTGGGAAGGTGGCACAAGAGAACAAGCAGCCACCATGCTACGCCAGCAACAAGCTGAAATTGAGGCGTTGAAAGCAAAGACACTAACAGATGACGAAATAATTGAAATTTGGTGTGTCATGGAAACTGACACAGGCGAACAAAACATTGAATTTGCTAGAGCAATACTAAGAAAGGCGCAAGAGAAATGAACGCAAATGAATTAGCTGAACTAATCGAACACCTTGAAAATGCAAAGTATGTTGGTGCAAGTAAAGCAGCCACCATGCTACGCCAGCAACACGCAGAACTTACACAACTTAAAAATCTTTTTTTGGATAACCAAATATTGCTTGATAAAACACTTAATGCTTGGGCCAAAGAAATGGAAAGAAAAAAGTGAAACCAGATACCAAAGTTGTTGACCCTAATGATTGCGTTGATTACCTTTATGAATACGCACCAGAGTACGCAAAAGCCAAAGGTGAGTTGGCGGAATTAGAAGCCTATCGTCATTCATTACGTTCAATAATGATGAAAAAGTCTAATGAACAATCATTGGGCGCACAAGAACGTGAAGCTTATGCCAGTCAAGAATATCAAGACCTATGCAAAGCTATTGGTGCCGCAACTTATAAAACAGAAATGTGGAAGTTTAGATTAGAAGCGGCCAAGCTTCGTTTTGAAGCCTGGCGTACCCAAGAAGCAAGTAATCGTAACCTTGAAAGATTAACCAAATGATTGACCGTTCAGAATTGATTATTAGTATGCAAAAGGGCGTAAATAAACTTTACGAATTACAAAACAATAAAAAATATGAAGATGCAATTAAAATTGCCCACCGATTAGTCAATGATGCTATGGCTATTGAAGTTGATTGTTTACGTGAAATTAAAAAGCAATGGACGTCATAATTCAGTTGTCGCCAGCAGAAATTCAAATGGCGGCTTTTGTAGGATGCCAACGTACCGTGCAATGCCTTCAGAACGGTTCAAAAAATCGTTACGGCGCTAAAGATACCAATGGCTGGCAAATGTCTATTGAAGGCGCATTAGCTGAATGTGCGCTTGCTAAACACTTGCAAATCTTTTGGTCTAAAGGTACGCCAGGTGCGTGTGATGTAGGTCCGCATGATGTACGTGCTACAGAACATTTACACGGTAGTCTTATAATCCATCCTACAGATGCAGATGAAAGAAAATATTATTTGTTAACTGGATGTAATGGTAAGTATTACGTGCGTGGTTATATGTACGGTTATCATGCAAAGCAACAAAAGTATTGGAAAGACCCACAAGGCGGCCGACCAGCATTTTTTGTACCCCAGGCAGATTTAATTAATGACTAAAAATGACAAAATCCGTAATAATAAAATCGCTGACCTCGGATGTGCGTTATGTCGGCATCAAGGAAATGAGGGAACACCAGCGGAATTGCATCACATTAGACGAAGTGGCGTTAGAAGCCAGTCGCCAATTATTCCGTTGTGTACCTTTCACCATCGAGGAACAAGTGCCGGTATTCATGGAGTTGGGCGCAAATTTTGGGAAAAACAGCACCAAATCACGGAAGAAGAATTACTTGAACAAACGAAAGCTTTAATTAATGAGAACAATTAGTTGGTTTTCATGTGGTGCCGCTAGTGCTGTTGCTACCAAACTGGCTATTGCAGAAAGCACAACACCTATTGAAATTGTTTATTGTCACGTTCAAGAAGAACATCCTGACAATTTGCGGTTCATGAAAGATTGTGAAAAATGGTTTGGTCAGCCAATAAAGGTTATTCAAAACGACAAATACAATGGCAGTATTTACGAAGTATTTAAAAAGCGAAAATACATCGTAGGAATTGGTGGCGCACCTTGTACGGTTCACCTTAAAAAAGATATGCGTAAAGCGTTTGAATTACCAAATGACCGTCAAGTATTTGGTTATACAATAGAAGAACAAGACCGTGTAGATAGATTTATTGATGCTAATAATAATGTAAATTTATGGTCAATTCTGATAGATAAAGGTTTAAAAAAATCTGATTGTTTGGCAATAATTAACCGTGCTGGTATAGAGTTACCAGCAATGTATAAATTAGGCTATCAAAACAATAATTGTATTGGATGCGTTAAAGGCGGTCTTGGGTATTGGAATAAGATACGTTATGATTTTCCAGAACAATTTGACCACATGGCACAAATAGAACGTACAGTAGGGGCTAAAATTCTTAAACATAAAGGCGAACGGATTTGGCTGACAGAATTACCATTAGATGCTGGTGATTACCCTACAGAACAAGCTATTGAATGTGGTATTTTTTGCCACATGGCAGAAGATGATATTAAATGAGTTCTAATTTAATTATTCTTACAGGACTTGTATATGCTTATATTTGCGTTGAAAGTTTTTGGAAAGGAAATTTTGGATTGGGTTGGATGTATTTTGGATATGCTGTTGCGAATTATGGGGCTTACTTAATGGTTACCAAGTATTTATAATTCTAAGGGGTCTAGGCCAAGTTCATGGGCAACCATAGAACACCTAGTACGGAATTGTTTGGAATGATGCGCCCACTTGTCACCTTTTTGCCGGTGAAAACTCATGTGAACACATTCATGGCATAACACACGAATTACTGTCATCATGTGGCCACATAATGCGGCAGATACAGTAATGGTATGTGCATAGTCATCACCCGTGTCATACATATACGTTCCCATGGTTGTCTTATCGTGCTTATCAACTTGAAAATCAATTTCTTCAGGCAATGGCAAATCCCATTTGGTAAAAGGGTACACACAATACAGCGTACTGTATAAATTGCGTAACACTTCAGGCGTTAACCTCATTTCCAACTAATCCATTCTTTGCTAATTTCTTTTTGTTTACGTTCTACATAAACAGGCATACTGAACGTCAAACCATGTTCAGGGTGTGTAATCCACAATGCTTGACGTGGTGGCTCAAAACCGAAGTTGTTAGCGTATGCGTACTCATCGTAACCTTTTAGGCTACCGTTGACGATAAGGCGTTCTAGTTGGATTAATTGATGCCAATGACCTAATATCATTGTGTCGTATTCCATGTCAATCTGGGCGTTTCTAGACCGTTTGCGGTGGTCGCCACGAATGATAGGACCTAAAGCGCCAATGACACCGTCACCCCCACGAAACTGGTCGCCGTGTGTAAGAAGATATTTATGTCCGTAGATTGAATAATAGGCATCGGAACCGTCAGGAATGTGAAACTGCACACGGGTATCATTTTCAAACCTCTTTGATAGAAACTGATAGAGTAACCAATCAAAGGATGTGAAGTTGCGGCCTTTTGCCCTAATTTTGTGCGTGTTACGTCCATGGTTGCCAGATACGCACGGAACAAAGACATTTCCAAATTCATCGGCTAAAGTTTCAATACACCAAGTCAATACACCAAACAAATCAATAACCGTTGGCATAATTTCCATAGAGTTGGTAGCCATCAATTCTTCATGAATGTCACCAGATACCATGTCGCCACCCAGCACAAATACAATGCCAGGGTAATCGGTCAATGCTACGTGATTCTTTAATAGGTCAATTGTCTTTTCAATCATTACCCTTGCACGGTCTTGTGCAATTGCTACGTTGTATTCGTTTACGCCATTAATTTGATTAGGGTCAACTACTTCACCCCAATGCCAATCTGATGCCATTAATGTAGGAACACCAGCACTTCTTTTCTTTTTGTTTGGACGTACCAGCCAATTAGGTGGCGATATTTCCTTTTTAGACATTTTTAAAATAGTTGACTTAATGTATTCAGCCGTCAACGTATTTTCTTCTTGGGCATGAATTGTTGCTTCTAATTGCCTGATTTTGTCTTTTGCTTCTAACAAAGCATTTACTTCTTTATTGGCAATTGCTACAGTAGGCGTAATGCCGGCGGAATATGCTGACCTAAGCCTAGTAGTGTATGTATTTGGATTTATGCCTATTAATTTGGCCGCTTCTGTTTTACTGCCAGTCTTTGCAAAAGCATTAACCGCTTCTTGCATTTGTTCACGTGTCAACCCTGGGTTAGCCATAACTTACCTTTTTAAGAAGTTTGTG